TCGAGGGTTTTGCGGCTGTCGCATTCCCCCTCGTCCGCCGTGTATTCGGCAATCTGATCGCCAACGATCTCGTTAGCGTTCAACCGATGAGTTTGCCCTCGGGCCTCATCTTCTTCCTCGACTTTATCTATTCACCAAATGTCGGGAACGTCGGTGAGGTGACTTCTCGTCTCGGCAACGTTGCTAATGAGTCCATTTATGGTGGCGATGAGGTTGGTTCACAGATCACCGGCGGCATCAGTCTTGGCGGACAGTTCGTTTCGCGTGGTCCTTATTCTTTGAATAATGGCTATTCGTCTCCGACAGGTTCCACAACGCTGGAGTTCGGCGGCGGAATTATTACTCCGCTACAAAAAGGCACCTATGGTGCTGGCGATACCACGCTGGATCGCCTATGCCAGTATGACCCGGATCTTACTTCCGGCTCGTCTCTTGTAGCGTTCTATGAAGTCCCAAGGGTCCTGCTCACCGGCTCGACGACGACAACTGAGTTCAACTTTGATGATCTCATCGCGTTGACTGTTGATACTGCTCGAGACCATTCCCTCAGCGCCGGCACGTCGGCCGTATCTGGTACGCAGTTGCGGCGACTGACTCAGTTCTCGTCCTCTAATGGACAGCCTGATCGTGATAACAGTGTTATTGTTGGCTTCTTGGCCAGCACCACGCTCCTCGCGCTGACCGCTTCTCTTGAGAATGGCGTGCTCAATAACGCGATAAAGGATCACGGTCTGACGTTCCCATCTGTTGATCGCTTTACGAATGGGGCCGCACTCGGTTCCGTTGTAGGTGCTCAGACATGGGGCCTCGAAGGTGAGGCTAACATCCCCGAGATCGACATCAAGGTCGATTCCGTGGCTGTCACAGCTATCACCAAGAAGCTGAAGGCTAAGTGGACTCCGGAGTTAGGACAAGATCTTAACGCCTACCATAACCTTGATGCCGAGGTCGAGCTCACTCAGATTCTGTCTGAGCAGATCGCTCTCGAAATCGATCGTGAGATCCTCGACGATCTCGTCCGTGGCGCTGCTGCGGGCGTTCGTTATTGGTCTCGATCCCCAGGCCGTTTCCTTAATCGGGAGACTGGTGTGGAGATTGGTGCGGCTTCAACCCCTGACTTCACGGGTAACGTGAGTGAGTGGTATGAGACCCTCATTGAAACCATCAATGATGTCTCGGCACAGATCCACCGGAAGACTCTCCGTGGTGCTGCCAACTTCGTCGTCTGCGGACCTGAAGTTGCCAACGTCATGGAGTTCACCGCCGGTTTCCGTGCTAATGTGACTGCTGATAGCGACCGCGGCGACGCGGGGGCTGTTAAGGTTGGTTCCCTTTCGAAGAAGTTCGACATTATTGTCGATCCTTACTTCCCGCGTAACTTGGTCCTCGTTGGCCGCCGCGGAAGTAGCTTCCTTGAGAGTGGCTATGTGTATGCACCTTATGTGCCGCTGCAGACCACACCTACGATCTTTGGTGTTGAGGACTTCGTGCCCCGTAAGGGAGTCATGACTCGATACGCCAAGAAGATGGTCCGTCCAGATATGTACGGCCTCGTGGTTGTCGCAGATCTTGTGGGTGGCTGATATCAGCCTAACCTAGCATAAGGTCAAAATAGTTAAAGCCCCGTCTCTTTTGAGGCGGGGCTTTCTATTTAGTAGTGAACTAATATCGGAGCTTCTAAGTGGCCATACCAAAACTAAATCCCGCATCTACATCCAATGCCAATGTACTTTCAGTCACCGGGAGCACTGCTAATGTGGTGGCTACGCTACCCTTTGGAATGTATGGGGGCTCCAATGCGTTTTTATCAGGCGCCGCCGATCAAGTATCTTATACTTACAAGAAATTGGGAGGAGATGTTCTAGACATCGAGCTCACCGAGGGGAATGTTTATTCTGCCTATGAAGAAGCTGTTTTAGAATACTCTTATTTATTAAATCTGCATCAAAGTAGAAATTCTCTTTCGAGTTTACTTGGCGCTCCAACTGCCTCCTTTGATCAAGATGGCGCAATTGTATCCGGAGACGCCTTATCGGGCTCCAACGTTGAATTAGCATATCCTAAATATGATTATGGATATGCTCGCCGCGTAATGGAGGGTATTGCTACAGACACAGCAATTGGAGGTACCCTTCCTATATATTCGGGCTCAATTAATAGGGTGGTTGGCCAACAAGACTATAATCTACAGACTCTCCTGTCCGCATCCTCAGTTACCGACACTAGTGAAGCATATGCCGGCCGTATTGAGGACAAAAGAATCATTATTAGAAAAGTATTTTTTAAAACTCCGCGTGCAATGTGGAGATTTTATGGATATTATGGAGGTTTTTCAGTAGTGGGGAACATGAGAACTTACGGCCAGTATGCCGACGACTCTACTTTTGAAATTGTCCCGACCTGGCAAAATAAGCTGCAGGCCATGGCATACGAAGATGCTCTTTGGACTCGGACCTCTCACTATTCGTATAAACTTCAGAACAATATGTTAAGAATATTCCCCGAACCCCAGATGGAGACACCAGAAAAGTTTTGGATCCAGTTTTCTATCCAGAATGATTATAAACCATGGGAAGATAGTAATTCCGGAGCCACAGGAGCTGACGGTATTAATAATATGAACACTCTTCCGTTCCAAAACATTCCATTTGAAAGTATTAATTCTATCGGAAAGCAGTGGATTCGCCGGTTTGCGCTAGCATTGACAAAAGAAATGCTAGGACAAATTAGAGGGAAATTCTCAGTAGTACCAATTCCAGGAGAAAGTGTGACACTGAATTTTGCGGATCTTCTTAGTCAAGCCAAGTCCGAGCAAGAATCTCTTAGAGAAGAATTAAAGACAATTCTTGATGAGATGACATATGAGAAACTCGGCACGTATGATGCATCTTTACAGGATTCTACCAAGAAGGTGACCGAGAATATCCCCGCTGGCATTTTTGTAGGTTAGCTGAATGCCCAATAGCAAGAGGACTCAGAAACAAATCCTTCAGGGCAAAGATGCCCATAATGATAATATTGCAGATACAAAAATAGCTGCAAAGATTAAAAATATTGAATTTGCGCCGTCATCTCTAGAAACCATAGATCAAGCGATGCTCCGGTATATAGATGATACACTAAATTTATCTGTTACCACCAACGAGGGCTTTAAAAAGGTGCCAGTCTTGTGGGTCACAGCCGAAAGGGCCTATCAATTAAAGCACAATAAAGAACTTCGAGATTCAGAAGATACCCTCATTTTGCCTTTAATTACCATCAACAGGACAAGCATAGAAAAAAATCCAGCGTCAGAGTATGCGGTGCCTGCCGCAAACATCCCAGAAGTCCGGGACGCTTTGGGGGGCAGTATTACAATTGCACGAAGGATAAATCAGAAAAAAACAGCTGAATTTCAAAATGCTTATTCTAAAAGAAAGTTTGGGCGCCAAACCTGGCCAGACGTAAAGCCAGGCCGCGTTGTTTATAAAACTGTGTCCATTCCATTTCCCACCTGGGTTGCATTAAATTATGAAATCTCCGTGCGCACTGAGTATCAGCAACAAATTAACGAGATTTTGAGAAAGTTCATCAGACAAGGAGGTCTTAACCGGATGCCTTTTAGAATTGAACAAGAAGGTCACAAATTTGAAGCCTTTATAGATGGCTCGCTGACTAACAATTCGAACGTTTCCAATCTTGGAATGGCCCAGCGTAATTATGAGACTCTCATAAAGATAAAAGTGTTAGGATACTTGGTTGGAGATGGCGATAATCAAGAGCGTCCGAATATAGTGGAAAGAGAGAATGCTGTAGAAGTTAAGATACCCCGAGAAAATGTTATTTTTGGAAATATTCAGGACTTCTTGGATAATTCAGGCTTTTATAAAGAGTAAAAGTTGTTTCAAGATTTATTTTACTATTTATCTTTGAACATAATGAACATAAAGTTCTTGTAGGAGAGATTACAAATGCCAGTAGATAGTTTTAGATTTGTATCGCCGGGCGTTTTTATTAACGAAATCGATCAGTCCCAGGTCGCCCGCTCAAGCGGTGGCGCATCCGGACCCGTTATTTTTGGAGTGGCCGAAAAAGGGCCAGCGCTGATCCCCACCAAAATTTCAAGTTTTTCAGAGTTTGTAAGCACATTCGGTAACCCCATCCCGGGCTCAGACGGTGTTTCGGATGTGTGGAGAATGGGCAACTATTCTAACCCCACATACGGTGCATATGCCGCCCAAGCATATCTTGCTAATGGGGGTCCTATAACCTTTGTAAGATTAGTAGGAGATCAAGACCCCGCAGGCACAGATAAAGCCGGCTGGGAAGTTGGCCAAGTCAGCGCCGGCGGTACCGCAGGAACATATGGCCTCTTCATTGCTGGAACTGGTTCTAACACCGCTGAAGGTGTTTTGGCAGCCGTTATTCACTGCAAGAACTCTGCGAGTGTTTATATTAAAGGCCGCACCATGGACTCCGGCGACTCTGCCACATATACGCTCCAGGGAGCGTTCCAGAAACCTGGATCAGTGACTTCCGCCGATGGTACCGCATGCGAATACAAGCTTCTTATCTCTAGTTCCACCACGGGCCGCACCGAGGAGACTACTTTTAACTTTAAGCCGACAAGTGCGCGGTATATTCGAAAAGTTCTTAATACTAACCCACACTTATTAAATTCAAGCATCACACCTGCTGCAAACCTAAAGGACTACTTTTTAGCCGAATCCTTTGATCGACTTGTAGTTGACAATGTTTCAGGCTTCGATAGTGCTACTGTAACTTCGACTAATTTGTCGGGCACATATGGGATTGTTTTGGGCCTTAGCACTGGATCCGCTTATGGTGGATATTTTAAGGGTAAGTATGAAAATCCCGCAACTCCGTGGATTGTCGGCCAGGACCTTTCTGATGATGTAACCAACTTTGATATCAACAGCAGTGTTCAAAGGCTTTTCCGAGTGGTTTCTAAGGAGGGCGTTGAGTATGCCCAGTCTCATTTCAAAATATCCATCTCGGATGTGAAACAATCCCCCAACCCTCAGTTTGAGAACTATGGTACTTTCACCTTATTGGTAAGAGATATCCGCGATACGGATGAAAACCCGGTTATTCTTGAGCAGTATAATAATTTGAACCTTAACCCTGCATCCAACAACTTTATTGCAAAGAGAATTGGTGACAGGAGTTACGAATACGATACCACAAACCAGAAATGGAGAGAGCTGGGACAGTACCCGGTTCGTTCTAATCTGATTCGCGTGCAGCTTGATGAAACTGTTGATAACGGTGATCATGAGGCATCTTTGCTTCCCTTCGGATTCCGCGGCGTTCCCATTTATACCCCGTTTAATCTTCAAAGCGGCTCGGCCCATGCACTAGCATACGGTCTCGATGCATCGGGATCTCTCGATAGTAAATGTATTGTAGCCTCCGGTATTTCGGGCAACCTCCCGAATCTGCGCTGGGACACTCTCACAGACGTCAGTGGAATCCCCACTGCTGCAGCCTATATGGGCGGCTACGGCGGCTGTCAGTTCCTGACTGCCAGTCTTGCGTTCCCGGATCTCCCCCAGCGACTCTCTTCTTCAGACGGCCGCCTTAAGAAGACCACAAAAGCTTTCTTCGGTTTAACGACCAATCAAGCAGCCAACACACTGGTATTTGATGGAGTAATCAGAGATCTTGTAAGGATTAAGCCCCTTAATATCGCCGGCGCAAATGTGATTTTGAGCCCCGGGTTCTCTCTTGATGACCTAATATATGATGCGGGCGATGCTTTCCACAGCGGTTCCGATATTTTCATGTATTGTAACGGTGTTGTGGGAACAGGAAACCCCCTAGGCGCGACTGCAGGCGGAGACGCCGGCGGCAGTAATGTTCGCCGCGGAACGCCGCAAGGCGGACGACGCGACAACTTGTCAATGACGGCCGTGAGCAGCAGTTACCAAGAGGTTTTGATTCAGGGATTCGACAAGTTTACGATTCCCATGTATGGCGGCTTTGATGGGTTTGATATCTTTGAGAAGAACCCCTTCAATAACGAACGAGCGCTCACTGGCGAGTCAAAGACCACGGCCGCGTCCGCGGAGTACTATACTTTAAGAAAAGCTATAGACTCTGTGTCAGATGTAGATCAAGTCGACATCAACATGGCAGCAATGCCCGGTATTACTGATAGTCAAACTATGGATTTCTTGATTTCCATGGCAGAAGACCGAAAGGATACACTGGCAATTATTGATTTGGAAGGCGGTTATACGTCTTCGACGGAGAATACTGATACCTTCTCTGCCCGTAAGGGATCATCTGCGAATGTTGTTACGAATGTTGAAAGCAGAGAGTTTAATTCAAGCTACGCCGCGGCCTACTACCCATGGGTTCAGATCAACGATACCACATCATCGCGCAGAGTGTGGGTGCCCCCATCCACAATCGCTCTGGGCGTCCTAGCAGCGTCGTCTGCAAAGGCAGAACTCTGGTTCGCCCCCGCCGGTTTCAACCGCGGCGGTCTCAACAATAGTTCGGCTGGTCTCGCTGTAGTAAACGTCATTGAGAAGCTTACTTCCGATCAGAGGGACAACCTTTATGAAGTAAACGTTAATCCGATTGCTTCTTTCCCGGCAGAGGGAATTGTGGTCTTTGGTCAAAAGACGCTTCAAGCGACCCCTTCGGCCCTAGATCGCATTAATGTAAGAAGGCTGATGATTTACTTGAAGAAAGAGATTAGAAAGATTGCAAACGGCATTCTATTTGATCCCAATGAGAGAGTTACATGGGATAGGTTCCTTAATCAGGTTAATCCGTTCCTGGCCTCGATCAAGAATCGTTTTGGCCTCTCGGACTATAGGGTTATTCTAGATAGTGACACGACTACCCCGGACTTAGTGGACAGAAATATCATGTATGCAAAGATTCTACTGAAGCCAACCCGTGCTATCGAGTTCATAGCTCTAGACTTCGTGATTACCAACAGTGGAGTAGAGTTTTAATGAGGAATAATGGGGGGATTTAAGTTCCCTCACTATTTAATTTAAAGAGGATATTAAAATGGCAGAATTCTGGAGTTCAGCAACAACCGAGCCAAAACGCTCACATCGCTTTTTGGTTTCATTTGAGTTACCAAGTGGAACAAATAGCGAAATCTACGCAAGGACGTTTACGAAGCCCGCGTACACTATAGGTGTAACCGAGCATCAGTTCTTGGACAAGACTTTTTACTATCCCGGGCGCGTGACTTGGAATGAGATCACCATGCAGTTTGTAAATTCCCTGGTTCCAGACATGGATTTCGAACTCCAAGCTATTTTAGAATTATCTGGCTTTCAGCTTCCCAACCTCATCGCATCGGGTGGTTCAGTCCAGAATGCTGTTACAGTCAACAAGGCAGCTGCAGTCGCAGCCCTCGGCCAAGCCGTGAAGGTATCCGAACTCGACGGAGAGGGGCAAATCATTGGCTCCTATAAGCTCAACAATCCCTTTGTTACCTCCGTATCCTATGGAACACTAGATTATGCTACTGAAGATTTGTTAACGGTTGATATTAACCTGCGATATGACTGGGCTGTTTACTCGGTCGGCGGTTGATTAAGGGAGGGATTTCATCATGAGCATCCCCGGACCGACCCCGCCGGCAGCGAACCACTGGCCCGGTTTTTGGGATGACCCCTTCTTAGAGCCGAAACAACAACATCGTTTTCTTATCAATTTTCCGCTATTTATGCCATCCCCGGCCTTCATGGGCACCCCCACAGACACAATGCTTCTGGCCGATGATCTCATAAAAAATGGTCTCGAGCGCTGGGCCGACTCAACGAGCGGCTTTGCTCTCAGTCATGCTCAGGCAAAGTCAGTTAATAGGGCCACCGAGGCGAAGTTCAACGCCCATCTGAAGAAGAAATTTCCACCTAAGCGCGCNGAGGAAGAANCCGCTGCGGATCCCCCCGCCGCCGGCAGAGTAACACGTGCCGGGCCCTTTACCACCGTCGACGGCGCTCCGACGAAGAGTGCACCAGCATATGGTAACATCACAGCTAACGCCAAGGCGGCCTTGACCTTGCAGGATCTTGAGAGCGCAATCGTGGGCGCTCTTCGTCCGGTCCTAGGCGGCACCGGGTTGTCCACGACGGCCTGCGCGGCGTTCGTGAAGTCAGAGGCCGGGAAGTATAAAAGACTTTTCAATCAGAGGTCGAAATTGGGCCCCAACAATCCCGGCACGCTGTCGGGCACAAAGATCACGCTAAGAGTTGGCCAGTATTTGGGGGTTTCCTTCACGCCTCCAGCCCCCAATTATCAAAGGGGAACATATGAATTCAAAACAGGCGGAACGTCTATTTATAATCCAGCCAAAGATAGTTTTGATATGGGAGAAGCCAAACTTACTATGGTGACCTCTCTTCAAGATGATTTACATTTTTCTCTCAATCTATTATATTCAATCGCCATGCTAAGGGCTTCAATCGGGACTGGTATACCAACCGGATTTCAGTTGTTTAATGATCTTATCTATGCCAAGCTCGACCCCGACGACGGTGAATCGACCGACTTTGTAGAAGACCCGAACCGAATCCTGACCATTGTAGAATATGCCGCCAGAGGCGTCTCGAAGACCGGGCCACCCCCGATGACCGCGCCGATTCCGAACAGTGCAAAAGACGGTGTTCTCAAATCTACAATTGTTGGTATTCATAAACTACGAGATCCAATTATTAAAGGGGTCAACTATTCTGAATATTCGTATGGGGGCGCTGATTTGCTTAAGGTAACTATAACTTTGGGTTATGGTGAAATCAAACCTAATCGATTTTATTCATATGAGGTATATGATGATGACCCCTTGGCCGGCCGCCAGGGTCGATGGGACAATAAGTATCACACGCACTTCGGAGAGAGCTTCAATCGGCCCCCGAACAAGCTATTGTCGCGGCAACGTGGCCAGGACGGCGCGCCTGAGGGCTCTCTTGCAGCTTATTATACTAAGTTTCCAAACTGGTGGAGCGACAACGACGTCGCGCGATGGCGACTGCTTCGCCCGTTTCAAAAAGACATGGTGGATTTTCGACGGCCAACGGAGGTCGTTGGAACCCGGGGCAACCCTCACCTGGGCCGCGGCGAGCGAGAGACCCACATGGCTACGGGCGCCGGCCCGGCTTTTGAGGAGGGCCTCTCTAAACGTAACACCAGAATTCGCGAGATTGCAGCAACGTATGAAGGATATGCCCAACAACGTCAGGTGAAGCATTCACAGCTGTATTCAGCCCGGAAGAACGGAACTCGCGAATACAGTACTGAGCGTGAGGAGTATTCTATCCCGGGAGCAGACAAACTGAACTCTCTTACAACCGGCGCCGGCCGCTGGGCTGTATCGCCCGGATCACCGGACACGGCGGGTACCGGTCATCAAGGAGAAGGCACACCAGATCTAAATCTGCCGACGCGACCTGACTCAAGTACTCCGGATACTCCGGCCTAGAAAAACTTAATATTAAAAAAAAACTCATTACTGATATAATTATAAAAGAAAGAGAGGTGTCACTTGACACGTAGAAACAACGCAGACAGAGTGGGGGCCCCCCAACCTGATGCACCCAACATACCAGAAAATTTGTCATCTGAACAACATGCAGATCCTCTGTCATTTGTTGTTCCGACCGAATTTATCACACTTCCGTCCCAAGGGCAATATTATCCCGAAGGACATCCTCTTCACAATGAAGAGACGGTGGAGATAAAATTCATGACAGCAAAAGAGGAAGATTTATTAACCTCTAAATCCTTATTGGAAAGGGGCATTGTACTGGATCGGCTAATCGACAGTCTGCTCGTGAATAAAAGGCTTCAGTCGCGAGACCTATTGGTGTGCGATAGAAATGCTATCCTAATCCAGGCACGATCTTCGGGCTATGGTTCTGACTATACTACACAGATAGTATGCAAACAATGTACGGCAACAGATTCTTATCATTATGATCTTAATTCGGCAGCCGTTGAATTCCCTCTCGAACCAGCCGCTTTGTCAGAGATGTTGGTTGAGCACATCGGCCATGGCTTATTTAGAGCCACTATTCCAATGTCCAATGTGGAAGTCACTTTCAGACTTCTTAACGGTCACGATGAAAGAAGAATGACCGATAATTCTGAGAGACGCAAGAAGAAGAAGCAAGATGACCGTCTTATTACCGATCAACTAAAATTAATGTTGGTATCCGTGATGGGTCATGATGAACCAGACCTGATTAACAGGTTCGTTGAATCTCTACCACTAAGAGATTCCCGGTTTTTGAGAAAATTATATGAAACAGTAACTCCTTCAATAGAGTTACGACAGGAGTTTGTCTGTGCCGAGTGTGGGCACGAAGACGACATCAAATTTCCTTTTACAACCGACTTTTTTTGGCCTGACATCTGATTACCACGAGAATATTTATGAGCAGTTTTTCTTCTTGAAGTATTATGGTGGGTGGGGTCTTATGGAGGCCTATAATCTACCTATTAAACTGCGCGAGTGGTTTGTAAAAAGACTGAAAAAACAGCTAGATGCCGAAGCAGCGGCCATGAAGGGTTCGAGCAAGGGAGGCGGGGGATCTACATCCTTGGGCCCCGGCCTAAACGCGCCTCGCCAACGGAAGCCATCAAAATAGCTATTATTTAATAACAAACTAATTACTATATACTGAGGGATATCCATGTCTGACGAATTACAGCCCATTGTCATTAATCTAAACGCCAACAAAGAAGGTTTGGTCAACGAGAGCTGGCTAGCCATGTTTGGTGGCGCAATCGAAATGGTACTTAAGCGCATGTTCGGTGGTGTAAAGCCTTACGAAAGTAACGTTTCTGTAACAGGCACCCCATCACAGGTTGCAGCTTTTGGGACCGCCCTGGGGAAAGAAAAGAAATATATGGAGACTTTTCTTAAATACGGACTTAATGACCCTCGTTCATTTTCTTCGAAAGCACAATTAAATACGGCTATTGCTAATTTCGAACGAGAGACAAGTATTAAATGGCCATTTAATTAAAAGGAGGGGGTGAAATAAATGGCCAACGACAAAATATCACAAGAAGAGCTTAAGCTCATTACCAGCGCGCTTGAGAAGCAAAAGCAGAAGTTGGCTCTTACTGAAGCCGAAACCAAAGCCCTCAAAGATAATAACATTGAGCTCAATAAGTCTTCGCAACATTTGACAAATGACCTAAAGAACGCGGAACGTTATTTAGAAATAATGAAAGAGCGCCTCACCCTCGGCGGTAAGCTTAGTGATGTGATTGCTAAACAAAATGAAATGCGCAGCATCGAGGCGCGCCTGGCGGAGTCCAAACTCCGCGATACTAATGATTATATTAATAACTATGCAGAGAAGGAATTGCAGCTTAGAGCAGATATAAAGGCCATAGAGGATGAAATCCTGAAAATCCAGTACGACCAGCAGACGGTCTCTAAAGAAGAAGGCGACGAACTCACAAAAATACTTAAGAAAAAAGAGGACGAGCGCAAGAACAAGAAAAAAGATCTTGAGGATGGAAAGAAAAAACTACAAGAGCAAGAAGACCTGAACAAAGAGCTCACCAAAGAAGCTAAGATCCGGGCAGACGTTAGAGACAGCACAAAAAACATCCAAGGCTCTGTTAAACAATTTGCAAAAACCTTCCTTGGGGTTACCGACCTAAGCGAGAGTTTCTCCGGCCAAATGATAGAGGCGGTGCAGGCCCAGAAGGAGCTTCTTGAATTAGAGGGCGAAGCCGCGGATACATCGGGCACGGCTGCGCTGTTGAAGGTTATGAAGGATCTTAAGCAAGTCATGGATGACATGACGGATCCTTTGAAACTAAGCTTAATGTTCCTTCAGAAAGTCGCTGAGTCGACTGCTGGGTTTATAAAAAACCTAGACGGTGCTATAGGCGATTTCCGCAAAACCACAGGCATCACCAGTACCACAATGGGCGACATGCAGGAGAACATGGTGGATGTGCAAAGGGCCAACCTGCGATTCGGGGCCACACTTCAAGAAACTGGTGCTGCGCAGGCTGCCCTCGTGACCGAAATGGCTGCCTATACCACCATGAACGAAAAAGCACAGAAACAGGTTCTTAAGACTACCGTGCTGCTACAAGAGTTCGGTGTTTCAGCTGACACCACAGCACAGATCTTCGATCTCTTCACCAAGGGAATGGGGTACACCTCCGACGAACTTGAAGATCTCAGCCTTAGTTTAATGTCTACGGCAGATGCTTTAGGAATGCCACCACAGGTTATTTTCTCTGAATTCGCGGCTGCGTCGACAGAGCTTGCAAAGTACGGCGGGGACATGGAAGGTGTTTTCAAGGGTTTAGCGGAGCAGTCCAAGAATACGGGCATAGCTATCGGGGATCTAATTGGTATCACAAAGCAATTTGATACTTTCCGCGAAGCCGGCGAATCAGTCGGCAAGCTCAACGCTATTCTAGGCGGTCCATACTTAAATGCCATAAACATGGTATACATGACAGAAGCCCAGCGCGTTAAGGCCTTAAGGGAGAGTGTAAGGGCCTCGGGCCGTCAATTCGATGATCTTGAGCGCCACGAAAAGCAAGCAATCGCTACGGCTGCGGGAATTTCTGATATGTCCAAGGCAGCCAAATTGTTCGGCGGCACCAATAAAGAATTCGCCGAGAACGCCAAGTCGATGAAGGAACTACAAGAGAAGGCCGCGAAAGCCCAGAAAGTATCAGAGAAGTTTAGTCAAGCAATGATGGCCCTCGCTATTGCTGCAGCCCCGCTGGTTGATATTTTCGCATTTTTTGCCGATGTTCTTATTATTATGATGAATCCACTAGGTGAGATAAATCGCCTTCTCGGCGGCTCTGAAGGCCTCACAGCATTCCTGGGCGCCGCGACGATAGCCGTGATGTCTATCGCCGCTGCAATGAAGATTTACACAATTGTGATTGGTAAAGCTGCTGTTGCAAATTTGGCTTTTGGTAGCACAATGGCTGTTGCCTTCGGCGCAATCATGGCCGGCGCCGCAGCCTTCGGTATTATGTACGTGCTCCTCGAACAAATCGAAGATTGGGCCGGAGCCGGCCCAAAAGCAATCGCCGGCGGCCTGCTGATAATTGCCGGTGCAATATTGGCAGTTCGAGCAGCGATGGGTGACTTTAGCGCTTTCGGTGTCGCTGCAGGAATCGGCGTGATGGT